TTTCATATAATTATCGATTATATTTTTTGTCATTTCAAAACTCCAAGAAAAACAGGCATAATATCCTTTTCTATGTAAATCGAATATTGTTTTTTGTTGTGCTTCCAAATGTTCATCTTTTAGCAACGTTCCATCTTTTTTGAACGGTGTTTTAACTTTTAGTTCGATAAAAAGTCCGTGATAATATTTGTTTGGTTCGAAAATAAGCAAATCAGGCGTTTTAAAGTCTTGTTTTTGTATTGACTTATTCCTTTGTTGTTGAGGTATAGTTAATTTAACTGAGGCTATTGTATCGCTTAGATACAGGATGCTTCCGTATTGTAAGTCTAAATACCTACATACTTGTTTATGTAGCTCGAATTCAGGTTGTTTTTTTATCATACAATTTCAATATTTAATTCATCAGTTACTAATTTGTGATTCCTCCAATTTACGCAAAAACCATCTGGGATTTTACCGTTGCTATCAACTACATTGCAAACAGGTTTCTTTTCTCGATTGCAAGCGATTAAAACGTAAAAGTTTTTGTGTTGGTAGTAATACTCGATTTGGTAAAAATCTTTCGGCTTAGCGTCCATATTTAGCAAATCGAGTAATTTGTTGGCTGTTTTCCGAAACGCTTCTTCTTCAATTTCGGAAAATAGTGATAATTGGTTAGGGTTCATTCGGTAGCTTTTTTTATCAGCAATTCAATTTCTTGAATGTTTACAGTATTTCCTTTTTTCAATACCGAGCAACATTTTATTAATGCTTCCAACATTTCAGGAGCCGATGCGATTAGTTTCGCATGTTGTTCCGCTTCTGTTTTTTCTCTTTTGTTTACGTTTTCCATTGTTTCAGTTACTAAATATGGAACACGTGCTATTTTATATTTACCGCCTATTTTAGTATCGATTATATTAAAAGCATCTTTACTTTCAGAATGCTTTACTATCCAATTTTCTTTTATTTCTCCCATCATTCTAATTTTTTAAAGTTAGTCCAAAAATCGAACAAAGATTTTGGAGTGTTTTTTTTAGTGAATTTTTCTTGTGTTTCGTCACGGTCTTTGTTTAGTTTAGATAGGACGTATTCCCAGTTTTTCATAGTATTAACTTTTAATTGTTAATTCAGTTTGTGTCAATGCGAAATATATGTTTTGTAATTGGTGTATGTAATAAATAGTATTTCCAATTTCTTCATCATCAGCATAAATGTAAAATCCTTTTTCTATTCTTCCCCAAATTGAAAACCCCATGTTAGTATCTAATTGCCAAGAATTATTACTTCTATTTTCATAAAATCCAAACTTTAATAACCATTCTTTTGTTGTCTTAATTGGATCATAAATAAAACTACTCATTTCTCCATTGGCATAAATATCTAAAATACAACTTGCAGTTAACTCAATTGTTAATTTTTCTTTGGTTAGCTTATTAGTTCTTGAAACTAAATTTCCAATTCTTAATTCGTTTGCTTCCATTTTCAGTATTTTTTAATTTAATTTACACGGTTTAGTATCAAAATATTCATCAACCTGCCTGTTAAACTCAAGCAATGTCATTCGGTTTATAATTTCAATCTTTTCGGATATCCTTACGATTTCGCTTGATAACTTTAAAACATGGCTTCTCGGGCAATACGGCATAAAATCCATGTAGCTTTTTAGCGTGGATTCTAATCTGGTTAGTTGGCTATTGTGGTTCATGGTTTGTTTATTAGTTCTTAAACGGTATTGGTCTTTTTATACCCATATACGCTTCTATTTTCAAAGCTTCCCCCATACAATCAATACGATTATCTCTCAATATCTTTCGTATTTTTTCGTCATTATATTCGGCTAACGAATAATTTTTACCTCCATAGGAATTATAAAAATATATTTTAAATACAACTCCTTTTACGCAAGCAAAATATTCTGTATGATTTTTAAAGTGAATATTTGATGGTAAATCTTTTTCTGATTTAATTTCTTTCCATTTCATTTTTAATGTGGTTAAAATTTATAATTCTTTTTTAAAAAGGTACATCTTCCCCAAACGCATCTTTTGGATCTATTTTAGGTAATTCAAATTCTTTATTTTCTATTACTTTTGGTAGTTCTGAATTACGAAAATATTTACCTCTTAAATCTTGTCCTATGTTTTCGATATCCATGAATCTCATATACTTTAATTCGCATCCTGTTCGACAATATCCTGTTTCTCCATTACGATATTTGGCAACATCAATCTCTGCTGTGTTTTCCGTTGGTGTTTGCTCTTCATCGTCCCATTCCTCAATTTTATAATATTCAGGTCTATAAATAAATAAAACAATATCTGCATCTTGCTCGATAGATCCTGAATCCCTTAAATCAGAAAGTAACGGTCTTTTACTCGATCCTCTTTGCTCTACATTTCTTGATAATTGACTTAATGCAATAACAGGAACATCTAAATCTTTTGCTAGGTTTTTGAGTGATGATGATATTTCGGAAACTTCATTTTCCTTATTATTCATTTTCTTGTTTTTAACCCTCATTAACTGCAAATAATCAACAACAATCATTTTAATTCCGTGCTCACGCTTTAATTTATTTGCTTTAATCTTTAATTCAATAGGACTAATACCGCCTTTATCATCTATAAAAATAGGTAATGAAGCTAATAAATCTGAGCATTGTTTTAAATATAAAACCTCTTCATGTGACAAATTAAAGTTATAAATTTTGGTAATATCTATACCTGAAATAATACTTAACAATCTACCTATTATTTGTTTTGTGCTCATTTCTAAACTAAAAAAAGCAACTGGAATATTATTTAATCCACATTCTAATATCTCATTTAAAACGAAAGCAGTTTTTCCCATTCCTGGGCGTGCTGCCAATATTATTAAATCAGAATTTTGATAACCGTTGAGCTTTTTATTAAGCTTACTTAATGATGATGGTATCCCTGTTTTTCCTGAATCTGAATTATTAAGAAAAGAATTTACATTATCTTTAAAACTTTCAATTTTTCCAACTGTTATCAAATCAGAAACTAATCCGTAATCTTTATAAACTTTTTCCAATAGCTCAAAAACATCTACATCCTCATTATATGAATTTTCAATTAATTCAGATGATGTACTAATGCATTTTCTTTGAACATATTTTTGCAATAAAATCCTAGAATGATATTCAATATGTGCTGAAGAAGAAACTCTTTGAGTTAATTGTATTAAATAAAAATCTCCTCCTGCTAAATCTAATTTTGAAGTCCTTTTAAGTTCGTTTGATATAGTTAATAAATCAATAGCTTCATTTTTATTATAAAGCGATAATACAGCCTCAAAAATTAGTTTATGTGATTCTTTGTAAAATATTTCAGGAAACAAAAATTCCATAGCTTCGTTTAATCCTCTATTATCAATCATAACAGCACCTAAAACAGCTTCTTCTAAATCTGAAGCGTTCGGAGGTATTTTACCTTTGTCTAAATATGTGATTAGTGTTTTGTCTACTTTTACAGGCTTAAAATTTTCCATATTTAAAATTCATTTCTGTTGTTAGATTTCGGCTTAATTATTTGCTCTTTTTCTTGTTTGTTAAGCCAATAAACGAAATGAGTACAATATTCTGTTTTATTGTTTTTAAATTCAAATTGAACATTAATCATATCGTTATATTTTTTAAGAAAAACTTTTACTTCCTCTGGTTTAAATTTTTTGTTTGATTGCATAGATGTATTTTCTATCCAACTTTCAGAAATTATAAGCTCATTAAAAATTAAATCATTTTTGGTAATTTGGTTTATTGGTATAATTGTATCTTGTTTATTTATACTCACAGTGCTTTGGTCTGTGCTTTTAACTTGCTTTGATGCGTGCGTTACGAATGCTTTGTCAAGCGCTTTAGTATTTGCTTTGTTATTTTCTTTCAAAGCTATCACGTTACTGGAGAACTGATTTTTTGATAATTCTATCACAGTTATTAATCCAAAATCAGATAAATCGTCAAAATGTTTTTTATAAACAGAATAACTTTTTATGCCAGTAGCCTCCATTACCATACTTGTAGGGAATCCAAATTTTTGTTTCCATCCTAGTCTATTACAATGCTCTACAGCAAAAGAAAATATTGCGATATGCGTAGGCTTTATTTTTTCTGGATTATTAAAACAGAAGTCCCAAAAAAAGCGATATAGTTTAAAAATATCCATATCCTATTTTATTAGAATATTAACAATCTCTTTGAATTTTTCAGGTTGATCAATAATAATAGAAAAGTATTTACTGTTGTTTTTATTATACCAACCTATTGTTATTTTTCCTGATTTAAGTTTACCAAAAAAATTATTGTTTAGTTTTTGAACAAAAATTAATTCCTCTCCTTTTTTATGTAATAAAGATTCAAATTCATGGCAGACTTTACATAAAGTTTGCAAATCATCGTCAGGTGCTTCATGTGGTTCTCCTGTATATTTTAAATGGTGTATATGCAATTCAGTTTCGGTATCTGTGCATAACTGGCAAGTAAAATTATCCCGTTGCAGAATTTCTAAACGTTTTTTTTGCCATTTTGGACTTTTAAGTTTTTCTGAGTAATTCATAACTTTAAAAACAAAACCCGAAATAATCAAGGCGTCCACTCCTATCATACTTCGGGTTGTTTAAGGTTAAGTAACCTTGTATTTTACCGTAGGTGGACGTTCTACATCAACAAATATACAAAATTTATTTCAAACAAAACAAAATTATTGGGGTTAATTTAAGTTAGTAACCATTGTTTTAATTCAGTTTTATCATCAAAGCAATAAACTTCTTTTTTTTCTGAAACATTTTTTATTAGCTCTTGAATTGATTTGCCTGTAATTTTTGATGCATAATTATTATTTTTAATTTCAGCTAAAATATATTCTTCACTTCTTACTTTTACTAAAAAACTTTTCTTTTTGCTGTCTATAAATTGAATGCCAATTAAATCAATATCACTTAATTTGCTTACGTTTATTGTGTTTTTTTCTTCTTTAAATATAACTGTTTTCATATTATTTAATTTTATTTAAGTGTTTAAAAGTGTTTAAAAAAACCAACCCTCATTGCTAAGGGTTGGTATAAATTCAATTCAACTGCAAGCCTAACCAAAGTAACAATTAATTTTAGGCTTTTGTTTGCTCGTCTGAATTTTTATTTCGAAAAGCTAAGCGATACACGTGGTGCCTAACCTTTCTAAGTTCCCCCGAACCTAATCACTAACCTACTAGCGATTTACTGTTTATTCTCCCAAATAAGGAAAAACGTCTATGATATTTGTTTGAGATACTGACATAATAGAAAACTCTCCCATTGTATCTTTCATGGCTTGCAATACACCATCGTATGCCTCTTTTGGATCATTCGCCTGGACTAATAAATAAAAATTAGTCTTACGCTCTTTTCCTGATTCTTCATCGTAAGCGATTAAAGATACTTTAGATTTAAACCAATTTACGGAATTTTCAAAAGCATGTACTTCTGAATAGTTTGTGACTTTAATATTAGTTACTTTAAACTCTTCGCTAATACATTTTACAGATTCCTCATTAATCCTACTTTCTGCTTCAGTATATGATAAAGCATCTACTAAAAAAGATTCTGTAACAACTTTTTGAACTCCTGTTTCCGTTGTTTTTCTGTGCTTAACTTTGCACTCGTACCAAATTTTACTCATAATTTATTAGTTATTGATTAATATTATTTATTACTATCCTCATATAATGGCAATCCAGAAAATGGACAAAATTTAGCATAAACCATCATGTTTTTATATGATTGTGTAAATTTTTCTTGTCCTTTTTTACCCTTTTTTCCTCGATACATAACAGGAATCATTAAATGTCTTCCGTCTCCATTAAAAAAGAATGTACTCGCATTAAAACCCGCCTCAGGATCTCCTGTTTGGTCTTGTACTTGTAATTCTACTTCTTCAATATGTTTCCAGTTTTCTATTATTTTACTCATAATTTATTTTATTTAGGTTTAAAAAATACTTGTTTTATTTTGTTTTTAATTGCGGTTAGTAGTATCTATCTACATTATCGGCTATTTCTTGTTTGTCGAAATGAAAATACTTTATGATTACATCAACAACTGAATTATACAACTCTGAAAACTGAATTTCATCCATTTTAGCAAATGAAATGCTTTTAGCTTCTCTTATTTCAACTCCTAATAAATCGTGCCTTAAATCGTAGTTTCCTGATTCTATAATTAAGTCTTTGCGTAAGTGCTCAATGTTAGTATACTGCTCCTGATTGTCATAAACCATTTTTACCAAAGCGAAAAACTTTTTATGAAACTGATAATTACGAGGTTTTTTATATTCGTACTCATAAATTTCATTTAGTTTTATCTTTTTTGATAGTTCGAAATCGGAATCGTAAGCAGGTTTAAATCCTGATAAGGTGCGTACTAATGATATTTTTGTCATAATAAATTATTCTACATCGTCAGCGTCCGTTTCAAAGCCTTTAATCCATTTTGGTTTATAAACAGTTCTTTGTGAACAGTCAAAGAAATTAAAGCTTTCGCTCCATCTGTTTTGCTTGATACATTGGTCAAATTTAAACACCAAATATTCATACTCTCTGATTCCGTAACTAATCAATGTATAATCAATTTTTATTACTGAAAAATTACCAGTTGCATCAAAAACAATTAAGTAAACTTCTGGAATTCCTTCAATGTCTTTTGCATACATTCCCATTTGCAAATAAATCTTTCGGCTAATTATTTCACGTTCTACTTTGTCAGGATTTGCATCAGGCATTTTCTTGAAATCGATAAGTAAATTATTTCCTTGTGCGTCTTTATAACCTTTGAATTTATAGCCTTTAAACTCCCATTCACATTTTACCTGTACATCAATAATAGAATCTAATAACGAATTAACTAATTCAGATTTTTTAAGTCCATCAACAATAGCAACGCATTTATCATAAAGTGTTTTTGATACGCTTTGTTTTCCTGATTTTGAAGCTTCAATAAAAGATTTATATGTTTCAAATAATTCTTCCGAAGTTCCTCTTGCATTCGATGTTTTTTTGGCTTCTTCAATGCTTTTGCCCTCAATCACTAAATCGCAAAAAATTTCTTGGTTTACCGTTGTAGGCGTATTTTCTACTATTGAAAAATTATTTTCAAATTCTAGCCTATCAGGTCTTATGTGGTCACACAATAAAGCGTCACAAACAGAGCCCTCCAAAACAGCATCAGTTGGTTTTTTGCGTTCTTTTAATTTATATTTAATGAAGTTTTTCGGAGAAACCGCAAACTCTTTTAAAGAAGTAAAAGACAAAGTTTCTTCTTTTGATTGCAAACGCTTAATTAAAATGAGCAAAGATTTAGCATTCGAATATTCAGAGCAAGAAGCAAACGAAAACCCTCCTGTAATTATTCAGGAGGAATCAAACGAATACATTGAATTATTAAAACGTATTCAAAGCAAAGAAGAGGT